TGCCAGACGACATTCAGGCAATTCGCAGCCGAATGAACGAGGCCATCGGCCGCGCCGAAGAGGATATGTTCCGCGCGCTGGCTCCGACGATCGCCGGCATGGCCGATTCCGTCCGCAACGCCGTCCTTCAAGGCCCGTCGCGTGCCGCCCTCAACGCCTCCGACGTGACGACGACTCAGGGCCAGCAGGAACTCAATCGACTCCTGCGGGGCGACGATCCCGCCCGCGACGTTGATATGGTCGCCCTCCAGCGCGAGACAAACGAAATCCTCAGAGCAATCGAAAGAAAAGACAACCCGGTAGCCAACTAAGGAACAAACCCATGCCAGACATCTCCTACAACGTCTCAATGAAGTTAGACAAGGACTTCCTCAACAACTCTGTCTCCGTCGTCAACGTGACGGCGACCATGAGCCAGGTTGGGATGAACAGCGTGACGCTCGCCCTTTCGACGAATCCCGTCAACATCTCGACGGCGAACCTGACGAGCGTCGGGCTGGCGTTCCTGCGAAACCTGTCGACGGCGACCGCCTCGACGGCGGCAATCGGCATCGACGCCGGCGGGTCGTTCCTCGGCTTCTGCACCCTGCGGGCCGGCGAGCCGGCGCTCTTTCGGTTGGGCAGCGGCACGAACTACCAGGCGATCGGCGCGGCCGGCACCCGCCTTCGCGTCGACATTACGGAGGGCTGATAGATGCCCAAGTTGGTCAGCGAACTCGCGCAGGGCAACCAGTTCAGCCGTTCGGCTGACGGCGGGCAACTGGCCGACACCGCGACCCGCGTGTTCAAGATCATCCTGAGCACGCCGAACGAGGCGGTCGACATTATGTCGGCCGTCAACGTCCAGATCGGCGACCCGTATAGCGCCACGAATCAAATCCCCTGCGTGAGCGTCGAGGGCCGGGCCGACGGCGAGAGCCGGCTAGTGCGGATCGTGACGTGCCAGTACCGCACCTCCGGCATGGTCGACGGCGAGGGCGGCACGGGGATGCCCGACCCGATGCTCGTCATGCCGGAGTTACGACCGGCGAACTTTTCGACGAGCACGAGTCTCTATGAGGCCGCAGCATACCTATGGGTTCGCAATGGAAACTGGGAGCCCGCGCACAACCCAGTGGGCGATCTTGTTGACGGCGTCACCAGGATGGAGCCGATTACGACCATTCGAGTGACGCAATTCAATTCGTTTCCGGGAACTGTTTTTCAGCGGTACGCAGGGTACGTCAACCTAGAGACGATGAATCTCGGCTCCTACATGACCTGCGATCCGAGCACCGTCCTGTTTCGTGGCGTCGAGGCCCAGCCGCACGTTGAAACATTCGGCAACGCTGTCTTCAGCGGCTTTATGAACTCCTACGAGTTTGCCTACAAAGCAAATGAGGTGGAGGCTCCTGGGTATGCAGGAAAGTACGGCTGGGATATGGCTCTTCCAGTGACTGGGTTCAACTGCAAGGCGTTCACGCCGAACCTCGTTCAAACGACTAGCGACAACTACGCCATGCCGCTCAAGCGAGACGGCGAATACGGCCCAATCGTTCAACCGCTCGCCCTTCAGGACGGAGTCGCGGTCGGAGACAAGGTTCGGGCGATGGTGCGGATTGCCGGCAGCGAGAAAACTATCAACCAGCAGCCGTCAGCCCAACCCATCGCGCTGAACGAAGATGGAACGCCGCGGTCGCCGAATGCCACCCCGAAGGTCTTGATCTGGCGCGTGCGCACGCAACTGAACATCAACCTCACCCAAACCCTCCTGCTCCGTCTCTCCTAATGGCACGCGGCTTCCTCATCAGCGAAGGCCTTCGCCAAGACATCAAGCGCACGATCGCGCGCGTTGATGGGATGCCCGACGGGCCGGGGGCGACGAAGATACCGACGAGGTTTGAGAGCTTGCCGTCCGCTGGCGGCGGCAAGGTGTTTCGGGTTTGTACGTTTACCGGCGCGTGGTCGATCGGCGACGCGAAGACGGTGACGTTCAAGTATCAGACGGCGACGCCGAATACGGCGAGCGTGACGAATCTATTTTTCCCTGTCACGTCTACGGCAACGGCAGCCACTGACTGCGGGATCGCCAAGGACGGCACCGCGTGGTTTCTTATCGACGTGCCGTTTGAGACGGCGACGGCGGTGTTTGTCGGCTCTACTTCGTCGTCGACAGTATTTAGCACTGGCGGTACGTCGGTGATCCGATTCTTTGGAACGGACAGCACGTCCATAATCACGTTTTCACAGGCGGGCCAAACTTCGGCGATCACGTTTGTCACTGGCGTGCAAGCCTCCCTGAATACAGCCAGTTGCACGATTAGCGTAACTGCATCAACAGCCACTGCGTCAATCTCATCTGCCGGCGCAACGCAAACGGCAACTGTTGTGTCGATGTCAGGGACGCAGACCGCGATCAGTGTTTCGATGTCAGGTACGCAGACAATTACAGTGATCAACTCTACGTTCACCTCCACAATTCTGCGATTTAAGGCGTAAGCATGGCTTGCTGCTGCGGCCCAACTTCTTGCAATGATGCGCTGAACGCGAACGCGCCAGCAAGCATTACCATTACTACATCTGGCTTTAGTTTTTCATACTACAACGACTCAACTACAGCAAATTTACAGCCAACAGGGTCTCAAAGCAGTCGGCCTTATCTTGGAATTGAGAAATACGCGGGAAGGCTTGTATACCCGAGCGGTTACTGGATAGATTATTATTACTACGCAGATGCATTACTGGTCTGCACTGGCACAAGCTGCACCCCGCCAATCATAAGGTACTTTTGGAGCGTTGGCATGCGCGTGCGTTTTGTAGATTCATCTGGTCAAAATTGGCAGAGTGGCGCTATAGGAACAATCCCATTCCAGGGGGCTACATGCGCTGATTTTGCCGGGCTTCCAGACAGTCCGTGCGGCGGTATATCTGGGACTATTTCTAGCGGCACCGGATTCAATTTCATTTCCGGCACTGCGACAGTTTCGTGCTAGGGCCAACAAATGCCACAACTTTACGTTCATCAAGATGAGTTCTACATTTGCTGCGACGAGGCAAAACTGCCCCGCGAACTTTGCGGCAATTTTGTAATTGGCAAAAATGGCAAATTGGTTTTAGTTGAGACAGAAGCAGCGTTTTTTTTATCTATCGGCCCAGGCACGGAACTTAGGCGACTGTTGCTCATGTGGCCCTTCCGCATCGTCGCCACGCCCGACTGCAAATGCACGAGCCGCGCCGCCTACATGGACGCCAAGGGCTGCGATTGGTGCGAGAGCGAGGAGGGCATGGCCGAGATCATGGGCTTTCTGCGCGAGGCTGCCGAGGAGCGCGGCCTGCCCTTCCTTGACGCCGCCGGTAGGTTGCTCGTGAAACGCGCGATCAGTAACGCCCGCAAAGCGGAGGCGAAGCGTGCCAAAGAAGCCCAGAAACCCCCATTGACCACATAGGCTACACCGCGACAATATAGCCCCATGCCGGATGACCACCATTTCACTGTGGCCGGGGCTCGCTGGCTCCTGCGGTTTTGCAGATTGAAGGGCCAGGCGGCCGGCTGGGCGTATCTGCCGGATTCAAAGAATCCGCGAATGGAGCGAAAGATTCTGGTCGACGAGAGGCTCTCCAAACGGAGCCGGCTGGAAACGATCATCCACGAACTCCTTCATGTTTGCTACCCGACGGTGAGCGAGGAGCACATCACCGAGAGCGCCCGCGACATTGCTCGCGTTCTCTGGACGCTCGGATACCGAGAGAGGGAGGACTGATGCCAAAGAAAAGCCTGCTGGCCTGCATCCTCGCTGCTGACGAGGACGCCAAGAAAAACAGGCCCAACAAAACATGGACGAAGCACCTGCCGCAACACGCCCGCGACGAGATGGAAGAGATTCGCCAAGCCTGGCAGTCGGGAAGCCTGCAAGGAGTGCAGATTCTATCGGTGTTCAAGGGGATCGTCGCCCGCTGCAAGGAGGAATCATGGCCCGCGCCAAAAAGCGAAACAACAATCCTACGCTGGCTGCGATCGAGCGACAGGTAGAAGTCGGCAAAGATGCTGAGGCGGCGCGTCTGCGGAACGAACTCTCGACGCTTCGCAAGAAGTACGAGTCTGCGCTCCACAGGCTCGAGGCCGAGAAGGACGCCGTCGCGAGCCTGACGGCCCTGGCCGACGTCAAGTCGAAGAAGATCAGCCGCCAGCGGCCGAAGGCAGGCCGCCCCGAGGCCACGGCTATCCTCGTGCTCTCCGACTGGCACGTTGAGGAGGAAGTGCGGCCGGAAACGTGCAGAAACCTGAACACGTTCACCCTGGAGATCGCCGACCGGCGCATCCAGCAACTCGTCCAGCGTGCGTCGATGCTCATCGAGCATGAGAAGCATTTGACTGGCATTCGTCGCATCGTCGTGGCCGCGCTCGGCGATTTCATCACGGGGCATATTCACGACGACCTCGTTGAAGTGACGCAGCTCGCCCCGCTGGCCGCAACGCGCTGGGCCGGCGAACGCCTGGGCGGCGTGATTGACGCCATGCAGGAGATCGCCCCGGTGCTCGTGGCAACGTGCAGCGGCAATCATGGCCGCAGCACGAAGTTCCCGCGTATGGCGACGGAAAACGACCACTCGTTCGAGCAGCACCTCTATTTGACGATGGCGGGGCAGGAGAAGCGAAAGACAGTCGAGTGGCAGGTTGGCGAGGGGTATCTCAACAACATCAACCTCGACGGCTTCATTGTGCGGGCGCATCACGGCCATGCAATTCGGTTCGGCGGCGGCGTCGGCGGTCTGACCATCCCGGCCAACAAGGCCATCGCGAACTGGAACCAAGCGCAGCGTGCCGACCTCGACATCTTCGGCCACTGGCACTGCTTTAGTTGGCTCCCCTACCGCTTCGTGGCGAACGGCTGCCTCATCGGCCACAACGCCTTCGCCGACAGGATTAAGGCGGAATACCAGCCCCCATCGCAGTCCCTCGTCATCATCGACCATGAGCACGGGCGGGTCACGAAAGTGCTGCCCATCTTCTTGAAATGACCAACGACGAAATCCAACGAGCCTGGACGCTCGTCAACAAGTACGGCCCGCCGAACTCTTGGACGGCAGCGAACGGCACCCTCGCCGCGGCCTTGGGCCGGGCGCTGGAGGAGATCGAGCGGCTCAAGTACCGGGTCGCCATGATGGAAAACAATCCGCCACCGCAGTGGCTAGGAAGGCGTGACTAGATGCTGATTGGTGTGTGTGGGGCGGCTGGGAGCGGCAAGGACACGATCGCGAGCATCCTGGGGTTTGACCGGGTAGCGTTTGCCGACCCGTTGTACGAGATGGTGGCGATCGTCACCGGGATGACGCCGGCCGAGATGCGTGACCGCGAGACGAAGGAGCGGCCGATTGACTGGCTCGGGCAGTCGCCCAGGCAGCTCCTTCAGACCCTCGGCACGGAATGGGGCAGGGGCATGGTCAGCGAGACGATCTGGGTCGACACGGCCATGCGGCGGGTGCAGCGGCTGCTCGACGAGGGCCGAGACGTTGTCATCACAGATTGCAGGTTCGACAACGAGGCCGCAGCGATCAAGGCTGCCGGCGGGGTCATCTGGCAGGTCGTCCGCGGGAGCGGAAGCATCCAGGGGCTCGCCGCTCGCCACGCCAGCGAGGGCGGCGTTTCGCCGGTTCTTATCGATCGCGTGATCGGCAACTGGTCGACCATCGAGCGGCTGCGGCAGACCGTCGAATCGGCCATCGCGGCCTGCCCAAAGGCTACAATACAACAATAAGCCCTGTGACACGCCACGAGCGGCCCATCGAGGCCCGCAACGCACAAGGAGGTGCGGAATATGTCCGAACCGAAGATTCGTCGTAAGTTCAAGGCCACCCCGATCACGCTCTCGACGTCGGTGGCCGCTGCCACGACGCTCCGCTGGGACGACGTGGCCGGCGGCACCCTGGAGATGGGCACCGTCAGCACCGCGGCCACGACCCTCCAGGTCTGGGCGTCCGACGCCCTCACCAGCACGTTTGGCCGGCTCTACAAAGTGGACGGCTCGGCTGCTGACCTGACCCTGGCCCCCTCGACGACCGAGGCCCGCGTCTACGCCCTCCCCGACGAGACGTATGGCTGCGGCGCGATCAAGATCGTGTCGGTGTCGACGAACTCGACGGCCGCCGTCTGCATCGTCACGATGAAGACGTGAGGCTGCGATGACGGCCGACGAACTCAAGCAGGGCATCCTGGACTCGCTGTTGCGGGTCGCCGAACGCTTCGGCGTTCCTGTCGTGCTCTTGGGCGTAGTGATTTGGCTGGGCCGCGAGGCAGCGATCACGCTGCACGGGACGCTCGTCGAGCCGATGGTCGAGGCCCACGTCCAGTTCCTTGAGGCGACGAGCGAGACGCTGAAGGAGATTTCGGCGGCGCAGGGGCAGCAGGTCGAAACCCTGGAAGAGCTGGCCCACGGCCAGCGTGAACTCCGCGAGCAGGTCAAAACGGTGATTTCGAGGCCAGTCACAACGACTCCGCAGAACTAGAAAAGAGGTGCCAATGGCATATCGAGACAGCGACCTCCGCGGCGGCAGAATCCTGCCCAAACGATCCGCAGTGCCGAACGAGGCGCCTTCGACCGGGTCGCTGCGGCCCGGCGAGCTGGCCGCAAACACCGCCGACGGGATTTTGTACGTTGGGAAAAACAACGGCACAGTCTCGCAGGTAGGCGGTGGGGTCAGCGGCACGTTTTACGTCAGGGACGGCGACGATATAAACAACTTGGTCGTTGTCCAAGACGGCAGGATCGTGTCGTGGACAGTGGTCTAGGTCGCAACCTGCACTACATCACC